AGGACTTCCCGCTCCTGAAAAACGCCATCGACCTGTTCAAGAAGCACAGCGTCGAGCGGGAAGTGCAGCAACTCCTCGTCGCAGCCAACAACCACTGGGGGGTGGCCCGGGCCACGGACTACTACATCTGCGACATCGAGTATGCGAACCCCTTCGGCCGTTTCGACTTCGTGGCCGTGCACTGGCCTTCGTCCCCCTCGAAGCGCAAGCAGCAGACTGGCAGGCGTCTGGTTCTGGGGGAGGTGAAGTATGGAGACGGTGCGCTGGAGGGAGCCGCCGGGCTCCATTCTCACGTAAGGGATGCCAGCGACTTCCTTGCTGACGCGTCCCGGGTCGCCGCGCTGAAGGTCGAGATGGTCGAGGTCTTCAACCAGAAGATGAAGCTCGGACTCCTGAAATGTGGGAAGGAGCTCATCAGCTTCAGTGACCAGAAGCCCATGCTGCTGCTGGTGCTGGCGAACCACGACCCTGAGAAGAGTGCCCTCCGCAAGCTACTTGGGAGTCTCCCCCCATGCCCGAACGCCGACGTGCGCATCGCCTCGGCATACCTCATGGGATACGGGCTCTTCGACCAGGCCGTTCTCACCGTGCAGCAGGTTCTCGATCGGTAGGCAGGCTTCGTGCGGCAGTAGTTGAGTCTTTGAGGGGGATCTGCCAGAGCGACAAGACGACGAGCCCTCTCGTCCGCATTGATGAACCGAATACCGCATCACCGAGGCCAATGCCGATAGGCACCTCACACTCATCAATGCAAGTGCATCAGAACTACTTCAACCCTTCAAGGTCCTGCCAGTTCGTTTCCAGCGATCCATGCCTAACCGTGAGGTCAACTATCTTCTTGCCCACCAACTCCTTCCGGCTCGACATCACCGTAGGATGGTTCTTCTTTTGGATGAAATAGACCTTGACGAAGCCGGAACAGCCCTGCAGCAAGCTTCGAATATCTATGGCTAGCTTCTTGCCAACAACCGAGACAATCTTATTGTCGGTGTCACGTCCTTGAAGGAATGCCTGCATGTTGTCGCCATATATGCTACTGCTCGCCTCCTGAACTGCCTGGACATACCCGTAGAATTCCTCTGCTTCTTTCAAGTCGACACTGCCCGAATCGACATACTCTTCTGCCATCTTCATGGTCTTGGTGTAGATGGCACTCGTGGCCTCAACCCAATCTTGAGCCGTGGCAATCTTGCTCGGTTCCTTCGGACCCTTCGAGCACGACGATAGGCCCAAAGCCATGGCCAGCAGTATGAAGCCCGCCGAGGTTCTTCCGACAACGATCCGAGTGTACATGATTGGCCTCCCTCGCTCTTGCTGTACGCACGAAACCCGGCGGTTGGCACTAGCACCAAGCGGATCTCCGAGCTAATAGAGAATAGCAGATCGCATCATGGTTGAGAAGTTCTTTGCTGATCGACAATTTGCCGCCAAACTCAGGTCGCGGAGTGGACCGGGGCCTGCTCCTCCCACAGCGCCGGAACACCGCCCATCAACCGGCTGATCGACAGCCCCTCCGGCTCAGTACCGTCCAGGATGGCCCGCACCAGATCGGGGGACAATAGGATCAGGTTGAGGAGCCGGCGCACGTAGGAGCGGTCGATGCCGACGGCGTCGGCCAGGTCGTTCATGGTCTCGTACCTACCCTGGTTGAGCAGTGCCTGCCAGCGGTGAGCCCGTGCCAGGGCGACGGCGAGCGGCTTCTGGACGGCTGGGTTATCTGCGACCGCGGTTGATGTGTTCTTGACGCTTCGCGGGACAATGATCTCCTTGCGGCCCCCTCGCCGCTTGAACTTCATCGGAATGACGATGACCATGCGGCCGTCGCGGTTGACGAGCCGCGGCCCCTCCAATGCTGCCTCACTCTTCATCAGAATCCTCCTGCGGTTGCATCTCGCCGACGATGGAGTAGAGCCCGTCCGCAGCGAGGGTCACCTCGATCCGATCCTGGTAGACAACGATCTGGTCCACCAGGATCTCAACGATCCGATGCTGCTCGGCCGGAACCAGGTTCTCCCAGATGTTGTCGAGGCGGGCCAACTCCTCGGCCGCTCCCTCGGGGGTGACGGGGTGCTGGACCAGGAAGCGGAGTTGCCCTTCCACGTCTCGGAGACGGGCCTCGAGCTCCTTCCGTTGTACGTCCAGACGGGCGAGTTCCTCCCCGACGAAGGTGTGACCGTTGTCAAGGTGAGCCTTCAGCAGCCGACCGGCGCTGGCCTTGACGACGGCCAATTCACGGTCGAGGCCCTCCTTCGTGCCGGTCAGGCGATCTCGCTCCTCCGCCTCACTCGCTTGCACCGGGCGCAGGGTGGCTGCCAGCACCTCCGGGGTCTGGAACACCCTCCGTAACTGCAGCAGTACCGCCTGCTCGATGTCGCCGGCCGGCACAGACCGCACGGGACAGGCGTGGTAGCCGGTCTTGTTGGCTCGGTAGCACAGGTAGTAACGGTATCGTCGTTCCCCTTTCTTGCTGAACGTGATGCCCATGCTGGTGCCGCAACACCCGCATCGGAGCAAACCCCTGAGCATTGCCGGCGTCTTGGAGCGGGCGGTGTTGCCGCGGGCGGCAGTGCTTTTCAAGAGGACCTCGTGTACCTCGTCCCACAGGGATTTCTCGATGATGGCCTCGTGCTCGCCCGGATAGGTTTTGTCTTTGTGGCGGACCAAGCCGATGTAGGTGGGGTTGTTCAACACTCGGTATATGCTGGCCTTGCTCCACGAACGCCCATCTCTCACCTTGCCCTTCTTGGTGATCCATGTCTTCGTGCGGTAGCCATTGGCATTCAACTCGCGCACGAGCGCCACACCGGAGCGGAGTTGCATGAAGCGGCGGAAGATAAGCCGAACCAAGCTGGCCTCGTCCGCATCCGCTACCAGACGGCGCTTGTCGCGGTCCACGGTATACCCGAGCGGTGGGATCCCCCCGAGCCATCGTCCCCGGCGTTTCTCTGCTGCGATCTTGTCTCGAATGCGCTCAGCGATTACCTCTCTCTCGAACTGCGAGAAGCTGAGCAAGATGTTCATCGTGAGACGACCCATGCTGGTCGTCGTGTTGAACTGCTGTGTGACGGAGACCAGCGAGACATCGTGCCGCTCCAGCTCCTCGACCAGCTTTGCGAAGTCCATCAGGGACCGGGAGAGGCGGTCGATCTTGTAAACCAGGATGGCATCTACCCGACCGGCGCGGATGTCGGCCATCAGACGTTGCAGTGCTGGACGCTCCAGAGTCGCGCCCGAGTACGCTCCGTCATCGTATCGATCGGGGAGCACCAACCACCCTTCCTGCTGCTGGGAGCCGGCATACATCTCTGCGGCTTCCCGCTGCGCGTCCAGGGAGTTGAAGCTTGAATCCAGGTTCTCGTCCGTGCTCTTCCGGGTGTAGATGGCGCACCGGACAAGAGGTTTCGCTTGCTGCGCCGGTTGCACCTCCGGATTCCTACGCGCCATTGCCCCCTCCGTTGGCGGGGGAGCCGTTGCGCAGGCCGAAGAAGGCAGGCCCGTTCCATTGGGTGCCGGTAATGAGGCGTGCGATGGCTGACAGCGACCTGTAGGGAAGCCCCCGGTACTCGAACCCGCGCTCCAGCACCCGGACCTCATGGCGTTCCCCCGCCCACTCCCTGACCAGCAGGGTACCGGGGAGGAACTTGCCGCCCTTGTTCACGGGACGCCGCCGATTCTTCGTGACCGCGAATCCCTGGTCGTCGTACCCCTCGGCATCGAGGAGCCGTTCCATGCGGTCTCGGTCCTGGGCGGTCAGGCCACCATAGGCAAGCTCCTGGATGCGATAGGCCAGTCTCTTGATGAGGAATCGACGGTTGTTGCGCTTGGGCTCGGTGCCCATCAGGGCTCGCCACCGATCTGCGAGTTCGGCCACCGGCAGCCGCTCCAACTCCGCTAGCTGTCGGAGCACTCCGGGCCGGCCGCGGGCCTGGTCGTTGCGTGTTGCAGTCGTCATGCGTCACCTCCCGTCTCAGGAGTTCGTCTTTCTCCTGTCCCAACCCTCCCTCGGGGGGTGACATCATCAAGGGGTTTCTCCACCCCGGTCGCTTCTTTTTCGACTGCCTGTCGGCGGGCCTGACTCTTGCGGTAGCGGAGGTAGCCCAGGGCAAGGAGGTCGGCTACTTCTCGGGCGAGGGAGTTGGCCTGCGTAGTTGTTTTCGACGGCATGTTTGTCCTCTCTTCCGAACCTCACATCGGATACGCCGGGCGGGGCCTTCGAGGGGACATCGAATTGCTTGACATGCGCACGCCTGTGCGTATATAATCCGTTTAGTCAGGAGGTGTCGGCCATGAGGAAACTGACGGAATTGCAGACCAGAGTCCTGGACGAGCTTCAGGAGTACGGGCTCTCCCATGGCAGGCCTCCTACGGTGCGCGAGTTGGCTGACCTGCTCGACAGATCCTCGTCGACGGTCTTTCAGGCTCTCGGCTCACTTGAAAAAAAGGGCCTGATCAGGAAGCGGGACAGCTCCAGCCGTAACATCGAATTGCAGGCCCAACGCCCTGAGCCGAGCCACCGCCATGTCATCCTCATCCCGGTGGTGGGAAAGGTGACCGCCGGCCAGCCGATAGAGGCAATCGAGGACCGTAGAGGGTACGTGCCGGTGGACCCTGACGTGGTAGGCCATGCAGAGCATTTCGCTCTGGTCATCACTGGAGACAGCATGGTGGGTGCGGGCATTCTCGATGGCGATCAGGTCCTCGTGCGGAAGCAATGCACTGCTGACGAGGGGGATATCGTCGTTGCGATGTTCGACAACGAAGCGACCGTGAAACGGTTCCGGCGGGACGGAGACACCATTCTGCTGGTTCCCGAGAATCCGGAAATGGAGCCGCTCAGGATAGAAGGAGGCGACTTCCACATTCTTGGCAAGGTGGTTGGCGTTTTCCGCAGCATAGAATGAAATAGACTGGAAGGTGAGACGATGAGAATAGACGACCTGGCCAAATACGGCATACCGAATGAGATCATAGAGATTTGGAAGCAGCAGGGAACTGGCTACACGGAACTACTGCCGGTGCAAGAGGAAGCCATCGTTCAGTACGGCCTATTCGACGGCAATAGTATCCTGCTGTTCTCCCCGACCTCCTCTGGCAAGACATTTGTGGGGGAAGTGGGTGCCGTGAACGCGGCTCTGGCGAATAAGAAAGTGTTCTACCTTGTGCCCCAGAAGGCGCTGGCAGAGGAGAAATACCTGGAGTTCAAGTCGAAATACGAACCCTATGACATGAAGGTCGTCATCTCGACCCGTGACCGCCGTGAACACGATGACGACATCGTCAAGCTCGATTTCGAGGTCGCCATCGTCGTCTTCGAGAAGATGCATAGCCTTGTCGTCACTCAGCCATCCCTCCTGTCCAGTGCGGGACTCATCGTTGTGGACGAACTCCAGATGATGGCTGACCGGACGCGCGGGCCGCAGTTGGAGCTTCTCCTTACCAAGATCAAGCTCGCCGTTGAAGACGGACAGTTCATTGGCCTGTCCGCGGTGCTCGGCAACAGTGACGAGCTCGCCGAATGGTTCGGAGCCTCCCTTGTCGAGCATCGGGAGCGCCCCGTAGAATTGCGGCGCGGCGTTCTCCATGGCGGGCACTACCGCTACAGAGAGCACAACAGCGGTACGGAAGGTGCCGAGGAATTCTGTGACGGGCTCAATCCTGCCGACGAGAAGCAGGTTGTGATACAGACGGCCTTGCATCTGGCTCGCAAAGGGGAGCAGTGTCTCATTTTTCGCCGTACCAGGGCTCAGAGCATAGGCTGGGCGAGGCGAGTAGCGGAGATATCGGACCTGCCGCCTGCCGATGCCGCCTTGCGGGAGTTGACTGATTTTGAGGATAGCTTGGGCAAGCGGAACCTGCAGGAGCTTCTGGAGAAAGGTGTCGCATACCATAACTCCGATCTGGACTGGGATCTCCGAGACCTGGTGGAGCGCCACATGCGCGCAGGGGGCGTCTCAGTAGTGGTCTCCACGAGCACCCTGGCATTGGGCTTGAACTTCCCGGTCAAGAACGTGTTCATCGACCGGGAGAAATACGGCGGTCCCCGCGTGCGGTGGCAGGATATTTCGCAAGCTGAGTACGAGAATCAGGGAGGACGGGCGGGACGCTTGAACTTTGAAGGCGATTTCGGTCGCTCCATGCTCGTCGCTGAAAGGCGAGTTCATGTGGAAGGACTTTGGAACAGATACATTCACGGTACTATCCCTCCCATCAGGCCGTCGCTCGCCAGGGCGGAACTGGATGACCACGTCCTGAACATCGTGGCATCCGGGCTGGCATCCAGGACGAGAGACCTCCGCAAGATCCTGCTGTCATCGTTCTCTGGCGTCAAATATTGGGCTGAGGGGGCAGAGCGAGAGGAGTTCCTGGAGGATTTCAATGAGGCCCTGAACAAGTGCCTCACCAACGGCTTGTTGGAGGACAAGCACGGAGAGCTTCTGGCCACCGACCTGGGCCGTGTTTGCGCCGTCACCGGGATCAAAGTGGACACGGGCATCACGCTTGCGGAGTGGGCTCGGGACTCCATCAACGACCCCCAAAGCTCTTACTGACGCTGAGATCCTTCTTACCTGCCTTTTCAGCAGGAACGGCGAGGAGACGTACTTCATGCTCGTTCCAGATGAACACAACAGGGAGGACTACCGTACCAAGTTCGCGGAACGCATCGCTGGTTTCCCGAGGGCAGTACAGGACCGTTTCGACTGGGTATTCGAATCTTCCGCGGTCAGCTTCAAATTCAACCGCGAGATGAAGAAAGCCTCTCTCCTGGTGGATTGGGCCCGGGGCGTCGATACGCTACAGATCGAGAAGGAATATTATACCTTCACAGGAGCCGTGCGGAACTTCGCCACCAACTTCGGGTGGCTGGTCGATGCTCTGGCCAAGGTGATGTTGGCGGTGGGGTGGAATGCGAAGCACGCAGCAGACGTGGCGGCACTGGCTCAGCGACTGCCCACGGGGCAGCAGAAGCCGGCCGGTATCCTCGGTCGCGTTCGAGTCGCTGGTTTAGGAAGGAAGAGGACCGCTGCTCTTATTGATGCCGGACTTACAACCGCCGAGTCGCTCGTGACCGCGTCGAAGGAGACACTGGCAAAGCTCCTCAAGAACAAGACCGTGGCCGAGAAGCTGTACGGGCAGATTCTCATGCTCGCTCCTTCCGCAGCCTCCAGCGGGTCCGAACACGGGGCGGAGAGCAACGACGGGGGTAATCCGGGCACCCGGGCAGGGACGGCGGCGAATGTGGAGGCCGACGACACCTGGTACGCGTCCGACTGCAAACTCCACTTCGCAGGCACGCAGTCCGGAAAGGAGACGCTTGTTCAAATCGACGGCAAGGACGTGCTGCTGGCAGAGCGCTACTTCGCAAACTTCCTCAACATCGCCGCTGCCGTACATCTCCACGAAATGGGTCATTTCCATACCGAGGATTTGCTAGGGGCGGCCAGCAACCCCCAGATGCCGCTTCATCGGCTTCGCAAGAAGCTGGCCCCCAATATCGACTGCAACCCAGAGCAGTTCATCATGACTCTGGGTGATGGAAACATGCAGTTGTCGGTACCGCGCGAGAACATCTCCTTCGACCTTGACGAGCTCGAAAGGCACTGGTCTCACGGCGTACGGTCGGTCGCCGCCAGATTGAGAGAGGTCATCGACTGACCGCGCGTTACTCCAGCCAGAGCTTACACCCATCCCATAACCTCCCAGTGCGCACACACATAACATCCCTCGCCGCCCCAGTGCTACTGCCTGCAATACCAGCAGGTTTCGAACATATCCCCACCCATCTTCCGCCCCCTGACTGCGCTCCGAAATCATGCCCGCGTTAGTTACAGCGAGGTAATTCCAGTTACGCCCTCCGGCCTGGGAAACTGGCCCTAGATAGCCGGGGCCGATGCCCCGAAAGGAGGTGCGAATCATGCGCGAATTGAGATGCAAAAACCCCAAATGTCAATGCTCCCGCAGAGGGAAACTCCTGGCCAGGGTCGGTACGAAACCGCCCGGCAGGGATCTGCGGGGAGTAATCGTCGAGGTCGTCTGCCCGCACAACAAGAAGAAGAAGGTCAAATTCGAATTGTAGACCACTGAAAAGCGGAGGAAGCCCAGCGGCTCCGGCAGCCCGGCCAGGCTTAGCACCACGGTCGGGCTTCTCCGGCAACGGAGACGGAGCCCATGTTCTTTCGAAAACAGTTGAAGCAGCATCTGGAGAACGCCATCTGCTCCAAGCGGATGAGCGCCTTCTATCAGAGCCTCAGGCGGAGCCACGAGGTCTTGTCGCCTTTCACCATCGTGGAGGATCTTGTGGCAGCCCTTCACGGCAGGCAACTACCTCTCGACCAGCAGGACGAGGTTGTTCTGTCCCTGGTCAGGGAATTCCAGGGAGCGCCCAGCACTCCTCTGCACGAACTCCTCCTCTACCTCCTCTGGCCGGCTCTGGAAAGCCTGTTCCTGAGCCGGCTCGGAGGTTCCATCGCGGCAGACGAGTTGTGGAACAACATCCTGTGGGGCTTCCTGTGCGTGCTGGACAGGTATCCGGTCGACCGACGTCCCTCCAAGGTGGCCCGCAACATCCAGTTAGACGTGCTCAAGAGGGTCACGACGTGGGCCGCACGGGATGCGCGCTACGCACTCTTCGCGCCGACAGCGAAGGACTCGGAACGTAGTGAGCACGATTACGAGACACTCCTTGGGGACGGGTTCACCCACTTCAACCAGCTCATGGCGGGCCGAGGGACTGAAAGCGCACCGGATGCTGAAGACCTCGAACGCATGGTCAGGGTGCTCCGCTGCTTCCTTGAGGCCGGGGTGATAACGGAAGACTCCTTCTACATTCTGGTCGCCACCCGCGTCTATGGGGGCTCCGTCAAGGAGCACGCGGCCGAAAGGTCGCTTCCCTACCAGACGGTCAAGAAGAGACGTCAGCGGGCCGAGTTAGCAATACGGTCCTACCTCCGGGAAAAATACGGCGACGATGTCCCCTTCGCAGAGTTCAACGGCGTATTCGATTCGGACGAAACGTGAACCCTGGAGGGTGCCATGGAAGCCGCTGAACGAATCGAAGAGGTCCAGAAGGACTTCCGTGGATTCTCCCAGGATCTGGTGCTTTGCCTCGCGGGAGTATTCGCTCTCCACGACGTCAAGGATGAGGTGATCTGGGAAGTAGCCCGCAGTCTGGACCGGGTGTTCGACCGGTATCAAGGCAGATTCGGAGGACGCACACCGAACGGCAACTCAGAAACCGGCGGGCGAAGACACAGACCGCACCCGGCGATGGCCTACCTCCTCCATCGGCTTTCAAGAAGAGGAGGAGCTAGATGACTGCTAGCGACAAGGGCAAGAGCACCCTGACCTATTCCGGCCTGTCGATGTTCCAGACCTGCCGTCGCAGGTACAAGCACCGCTACCGGGATGGCCTTGTGCCCGTGGAGAAACCCCACGCCCTGCGGTTCGGGACCGTGGCGCATCAGTGGCTCGAGGTGTGGCACCGGACCCGGTGTATTGAGGAGGCGCAGGAGGTCATCGACCGCGCATACCTGAACCGGTCCACCGAGCCCAACGAGAAGCGGGACTGGCACTACCAGAGCGCGATACTCAAAGCCTACGTTGTGCAATACCCCTTCGAGGATTTCGAAGTAGTCGCCCTGGAGAAGGAGTTCGCCGGGCCCCTGGTCAACCCCGCAACAGGTAGGAAATCGCGCTCGTTCACCGTCCGCGGCAAGGTGGATGGCATCGTACGGCGGGGCGACGAGTTCTTGCTCCTTGAGAACAAGACGTCCAGTTCCATCACCGGCGACTACATCGAACGTTTGGCGATGGATATGCAGATCCAGTTGTACGCACACTACTTGCGTGAGGCTTTGGAGTTTCCCGTCACCAGCATCATCTACAACATTGTGATGAAACCCCGCCTGGTCCAGGCCGAGGGCGAGACCGAGGAGCAGTACGAGGCCCGCAAGGCGGCTCTGGCGGCGCAGAGCAAGTCCGGCAAGTCCAGTGCAAAGCAACGCCTGCCCGAGTCCGATGAGGATTTCCAGCGTCGGCTGGCGGAGTGGTTCGCTACAGAGCCCAGGTTCACCCGGGTAGAGTTGCTCCTGGATTTCGACACCATCGCCAACATCCGCCAGCAGATCTGGGACATCGGCAAGGAACTGCTCGATGCCCGCCGGCACGGACGCTGGCACCAGAACACCGCGGCGTGCTTCGGCTTCGGCAAATGTATGTTTTGGCCCATCTGCAGCAGCATGGGCAACCCCATGGTCATCGAGAACTTGTACCGGCAGGAGGCCCCTCACTCGGAGTTGAACGACGGGAATGAAAACGCGTTTTGAGCCGAGGTTTGTCCTGGCCTGGCGTGGCGAGGTCAGGCAAGGCACTGCGCGGTGCGGCAAGGCAAGGCAACCAATAGGAGGACGCAATGCAAATCGAAGCAACCATCACCGGAATCTCTCCCCTGCTCATGAACCGTTTCACCGATGAGGCGGAGGTGGCCACGAGCAGCGGCCATTCCCCGGCCGTCGGCAACGGCAACCGCGGCACACCGCGGCAGCAGGCAGAGAAGACGGCGTATCGTGACCCGACGACGGGCGAGCTCTTCCTGCCCGGCCCCAACATCTTCGCAGCGATCATCGACGCGGGGAAGTTCCACAAGATCGGCAAGAACAAGGCCACGACGACCAGATCGTCGTTGATCCCTGCCGGGCTGCTGGTGCTCGACATGATGATTTCGTTGGGAACGAAGGACTTTGAGGTGGACTCGCGGCGCATCGTGAACCCGGCGACGAACGGGGCACGCCTCCGCCACCGCGCACGCCTCGACAAGTGGGAGGCGAACTTCTCGATGGATGTGGATGAGGCGATGTTCTCGGCCGATTTCGTCCGACTGCTCGTGGACGATGCGGGGAAGAAGATCGGTGTGTGCGACTTCCGGCCGGCGAAGCGCGGCCCGTTCGGGCGATTCGTCGTGACGAAATGGAAGGTGAGAAATGGCACGTAGCTGGATGACGGCGACAGCAAGCTCAGCATGCTGTCGTCGACCCGTTTTTGTGACAGCCATGGCGTGGTCAGGCCTTGCCTGGTGCGGCTTGGCATGGCTCGGCACCGCAAGGCGTGGCGAGGTCAGGCAAGGTTCGGCAAGGCAACCAACATAAGGAGGAGAGAAATGAGTTTGCTACCCACGATGAAACAGAAACCGAGGTATGACCTGTCTTCCTACACGATCCTGCTGTACGGCGTGGAGAAGATAGGTAAGAGCGAGTTCGCCTCGCAGTTCCCGGACGTGCTGATGATGGCGACCGAGGCGGGACTCACAGCTATCGAGTGCTACCAGGTCGCCATCGACGCGTGGCCTACGTTTCTGGCGGCCTGTTCCGAACTCGTCGAGAACCCGGGCCGCTTCAAGTCGGTCTGCATCGACACCCTCGACAACCTGTGGTTGTACTGCCGCAACTACATCATCGAGAAGCACAAGGTCGAGCATGAGAGTGACCTGAGCTACGGCAAGGGCTACGGCCTCATCCAGTCGGAGTTCCAAAGGGTGCTAACGAAACTATCGCACATGGATTTCGGCCTGCTGATGACCTCTCACTGCACCGTCCAGGAGATCACGACCCGTGTTGGCAGCACGCACCGGTTCGTGCCGACGCTCCCCCAGAAGGCACGCAAACTCGTCATCGGCATGTCCGACTTGATCCTGTTCGCCGACACGGAGGCCGACCAGGACAAGGACGGCAAGCAGTGCTTGCGCCGCGTGCTGCGCACAAAGCCCAACCCCAACTACGATGCCGGCGACCGCACAGGACGCCTGCCCGACCCCATTCCCCTGGATTTCCAGGTGTTCCGGCAGGAATTCGAGAGGGCTGTCTCGGCATTTCGCAACAAACCTGCGGCCAACCACGATAACGGCAAGTCCGCCGACTCGTCGACGGCCGCGCAGTCCCGGAAGAAAGGATAGGAGGAAGTCATGACCGATTACAACGAAACTCCCGTGACCGAGGCCGACCTGGCCGATTTCGACGACGTGTATACAGGGTCGGAGGTCTCCGAAGACGAGTTCACCCCCGTCCCGGACGGGCGATACCAGGCGATTGTGGACCGCGTGGAACTCGTCCGCACGTCCAACGGCGACCCCATGCTCAAGTGGGGTCTTCGCATCCTGGGACCTACCCACGAGGGCCGGTTCCTGTGGCGCAACAACGTGATGGCCACGGATGAGAACATTCGCTGGCTCAAGAAGGATCTGTACGCGTGCGGCGTCCGTCTGGCCCGGCTGTCCGAACTGCCGGCCAATCTGGAGCAGTTACTCGACATCCGGCTCGAGGTCACCAAGAAGACACGCGGCGAGTACGAGTCCGTCTACATCAACAAGCAGATCAAGGGCCCGGAAGGTGGCGAGAATTCCGGTGGCAAGGCTCAGGAGGCCCTGAGCAAGTTCTAGAAATGTGGTCCGGCGAGGCGGTGCAAGGCTATGCCAGGCATGTCGTCGCGTGGCGAGGCAAGGTGCAGCGAGGCCTGGCGAGGCAAGGAGATGATAGAACGAACATGCATCATCATTGATTCACGTGAGCAGGAGCCGTTCACGTTCGACCCGGCACGCGTCACAACTCGACGTGCCGCGCTTCCCACTGGCGACTACACCTTGGCTGGCTACGAACACCGTGTCGGTGTCGAGCGCAAAGCGATGGATGACTTCGTGTCTACCGTCGTTCGGTCTCGCAAGCGGTTTGCAGCGGAACTGGAGCGGCTGCGAGATATGGAGTTTTCGTGCATCGTTGTGGAGGGTAGCCTCGCCGATGTTTTCGCACACAGGTATCGCGGCGGGGCCAACCCAGCCTCGGTATTCGGCGCGGTCATCTCCATCATCGTAGACCACGGCGTACCTGTGTTCTTCTGTTCCGACCGCCAGATTGCCTGCCGATTCGCCCAGGACTACCTGCTGCGCGTCCACAGCCACATCGAAGAGGAAACCCATGCTGAACCCTGATGCGAAGCGGGCTCCCAAGACCGTATCGGTCTCCGGGAGAATAGAACACCTGTTCTTCTCCAGCCCAACATTCTCGGCCGGCGTGCTGGCCGTACCCGGCGATGACTCCATCCGGTTCGCGGGGAAGTTCATGGTGCAGGAAGGCGACCAGGTCACTCTCAAAGGCGAGTGGACGCAATCGAAGTTCGGATCACAACTCCAGGTTTCCGGGTTCGAATACGACCTGCCCGCAGACCGGAAGGGCCTGGCCCACTACATTGCCCGCCACCCACGCATCAGGGGCATCGGGCCAGCCAAGGCCCGGGTGATAGCGGAGAAGTTCGGTGACGATTTCGACCGCGCCCTGCAGGAACGCACCGAGGAGATGGCCCGGGCCGCCCACGTCGGAGTGCCCGTCATCGAGAATCTGTGCGACGAGTGGTTCCGTACCCGGTCGTTCAACGTGGCGAACACCTGGCTGGCCAGCTTCGAACTGACCCACCACCAGGTATCCACCCTCGTGAAGAAATACGGCAACTCGGTGGTGGCCGTATTCAAGGAGGACCCCTACCGGCTTATCCGCGAGGTCGAGGGCTACGGCTTCAAGAAAGTGGACCGCATCGCACGCAAGATGGGTACACCCAAAGACCATCCCTCGCGCCTGCACGGTGGCATCCTCTACTGCGTATCTCAAGCCCTGGATGCCGGCCACTGCTGGACCGAGTACGAGAAATTGGTGGACGAGGCGAACCGGCTCCTGGTGATGGACACCTTGGACAGCCGGGACCGGATTGCCGAGGCCCTGGAGCGGATTGTTCGGGACAAGGGACTTGCCTGCGAGCCGCTGGACAGCCGCTTGCTTGTTTCCCGACCCGACATCCGCCGGATGGAGTTCGACCTGGCTGAGATCTTCGGCCGGGGGCGGGATGAGAATCCCTGCCTGCCCTTCATGCAGGCTCCAGACATACTTTTGCAAGAGCACGCCGGCGACCTGAACGAGGGGCAACGGCGGGCCGTGGAATCGGTGCTTGCCCATGCACTCACCGTTATCACGGGTGGAGCCGGCTCCGGGAAGACGTACACGGTCCGCACACTCTGCAACATCTTCCAGGGCTGCGACCTGTCCGTAACCCTCTGCGCACCTACCGGCAAAGCGGCCAAGCGCCTCGAGGAGTCCACAGGACGACCGGCCAGCACCATCCACCGCCTGCTGGAATACAACGGAATGGAGTTCCAGTTCGACGGCCCGCTCGACACCGACCTCATTGTCGTTGACGAAGTGTCCATGGTGGACGTGCCCCTGTTCTGGCACCTGATGCGGGCAGTAGACCTGGACAAGACCGCGGTGGTGTTTGTAGGGGACCATCACCAGCTTCCGCCGGTCGGTCCGGGCAACGTGCTGCGAGACCTCATCGCGACGAAGGCCGTCCCCGTAGTTCTCCTGGACGAGATAGTCAGGCAGGCCGGGGTCTTGAAGGAGAACAGCGCGGCGGTGCTCCGGGGCCAGGTAGCCGCCTCGTCTCCAATGAACGGGAACGGGCTGAGGGCTTGGTACCGGGTGGCCGAGTTCACGCAGCCGGAAGACCTCTTGGGGTTCGTACGCCTACTCTATCAAGACAAGCTGCAGGATGAGTTGGAACTGGATCTCATCGACGAGGTGCAGCTTCTTACGCCAACACGCAAGGGGCCGTTGGGCGTCAACGCGCTCAACGTCGAACTCCAGCGCATCGTACAGAAAAAGCTGCGGGGAATCCATGTGGACCCGCCGCCGGCGAACCGAAGGCCCCGACCCCTTCTGGGCGACAAGGTGATCCAGCGCCGCAACAATTACGAGTTGGACGTGATGAACGGCACTGTCGGTCGGGTGATTGCCGTGGACCGGAAAACCGGAGATCTCACCGTCCGGTTCGACGGTCGTAGCGTCAAGCTGCATCGCAGCGAGGGTCACCTCCAAGACATCGATCTGGCCTACGCCCTGACCATTCACCAAACGCAGGGGTCCGAATTCCCCGTGGCCATCGTCATCGTGCACAAGTCCCACTCGTTTCAACACCACAGGAACTTGTTGTACACCGGCGTCACCCGGGCACAGCGTTCGACCATCATCCTGGGCGATCACTGGGGGATTCGGAACTGTGCGGGCAAGGTCCACGTCAACAAGCGTCGAACCTGGCTTTCGCTCATCGCGGGCCGCAGGCCCAAACCTCCGGGGAATCCCACCAGAGGCTTCACGCACACGGCAAATGTCCCCATTCCGGGGGATGGAGGCGTATCCGCTGAGGAGGGAGAGGGTTGACCGGCAGTGGCACAACAACGCAGGGACGGACCGCTCGCATCGTAGAACTGTTGAAGAACCACTTCTTCACGCGCACAGACAAGGTCGCCGCGTTCATGCCCTGGGACCGCCCCCACCCGATAGAAGCCGGTGACGAACTGGAAACCCTGCTCCTGGCCCATGTGATGGACGAGACCGCGCCGAAAGCCGTAGCCCGGTATTCCAACCGCAAGGGAGCGACGAAGGTCGAGAAAGG